CAAAGTCGTCTGCTTCTTCGTCCATGGGCTGATAGGCCGCGTTGATCTCCGTCGCCGTCGCCTGTCGGGACGTGATGTCCATGGGATTGAATGCGCCGAAGTCGCGGTAGATGCTGCGCTCGATGCGGTCAAGGTACGCCTCGCGGGCGTTGTAGGGCGGCTCCTGGGTGAACGCCGTCACGGAGGCGTTATCGCCGGTGTCGGCTACCGCCGCGTGCTGCAAGCGCAGACGATCCATGAACTGCTGGACTTCATCGTCATCCATGCCCATAGCGCCGTTGATCAGCCAGTAGATTTGTGCGCAGTCGTTCACATCGTTTGCAAAGCCGGACTGTATCAGATCGTAGCTGTCAATCGCCTCGCGCATACCCACGAGCGTACTCTGCTTGCGGTTGCTGCCCCAGAAGGGCACGATGGGCAGGGACGTGTAGTTGTCCTCGCCGATCACTTCATCGCCGTCGGCTTCGGTGTGGGCGATCGTCTGGCGGTAGGCGCGTTTCGGCTCGTATTCTTCGAGGGACAGGCCAGCGCGTCCGCCTTTGGAGCGATACTTCGTGAAGCCGTCCTCCTCATACAGCACGGCGTACAGCGGCTTCTTGTTCCAGTCCAGGCACCAGTAGCGCAGACCCGCACGCAGGGCGCCCGTTTCCTCATCCCAGAAGGGCACGAACTCCGGGTAGGCGAACACGTGCAGCTTGTCCAGATTCCAGAAGCCGAAGGAAACGCCGTGGATCAGCGCCTTATAGCCAGCGTCGTAAAGGTCGGTGTCAAAGGTGTCGCCCAGCTTTTCCTTCACGCCGTCCTCGTCGAAGGTCACGCCGTTGCCAAGGGAATAGGTACAGCGTTGCACGTTCAGGCGGCGAAAGAAGTTTGACGCGATGCGGTTGTTCGACGCAGTGAAGTCCTCCATGGGCTTGCCAGTCAGGGAATAGATGCGACGGATGGTCTCGCGTATCGTCGTGTTGCGCTGATGGTCGTACTCATCGGCGGCAACCGCCAGCTTGTAGTCATCGCTGTTGCGGTGACGGGTGATCGCGTCGCGGAGGAAGGTCAACAGTTTGTCCTTCTCAACGGCGGTCAACATATCTTGATAGGTCAGCATGGTTTACCCTCCAAACGGGGAGATGTACGGTTGCCCGTTGCGGTGGTCATAGTAGCGGCAGACGCAGGAGGCAGAATCAGGGCAATCATCGTGCTCCGCGTCCTCGGTGTAGTCCATGATCTGCGCGATATAGTCTCGGTCTGTGCCATCAAGCCACACGATATTGCCCCACCATTTGCGAAGGTAGGTAGATATCTTCATGTACTTGTTTTCGGCTTCCGTGTAGGTTCGCGCCTTGTAGCCCTTGCGCATGATCTCCTTGGCGAGGAACGCCTTGTCGGCGTTCGTCTCACACATGATCGGCCCGCATTGAAGCCGCTTGCACTCGCTGATGATCACATCCAGCACCGTGTCAACGTGCCCGTGCCATTTTCGCCCGTACATGTACAGCGTGTCGCCCCGGCGCTTGCCGCAGGTGAACGCTGTGCTGTCCTCGCCGCCATAGGCCGCATCAATGTGCGCAATGCCGTCACGCAGAAGCGAAGCGTCATTCGTGAACCTTGGCGCTGTCGTGAACAGCGCGTCCTCGGATGCGATGTGGCGCAGTTCGTAGTTCGCTGCGAATAGGGAAGGGGACATGGACTGCCGGAGATCGTCAAGCTGCTGTTTGTCCAGCATACCCGTGTGATAACAGTCCCACATCTCCGGCTCCGGCATCAGCTCAAAGGCGTCCTCTTTATGCCACGGCGTGCCGGTGTTGATGAATCGCCCGCCGGGGTTACAGATGTTTTGCAACTCCATGTAGACCGCTTTCGTGCGCTCGCGTTCTGCGTGGCTCACGCGGTCTTTCAGGTTGACGATGTCGTCCGTGATGATGATGTCCGCGTGCTTGCCCGTGATGCTACCGCCGATGCCGATGCCCTGTAGCTGGGCGGCACCGCGCGGCGCGGCGTAGGTGTTCAACGTAATCTCGCTGGAGGTGTCGCGGGCAACGGCAAGCTCGCCGCCGGTCAGGGCGTGGTAGATGTCACGCATGATGTCCGTGGACAGGATGCGGGTGACCGTCTTAATGACCTCCGCAACGTCGCCGTCCGTCTTGCGCAAAAAAATGATGTTCTGGTCAGGATGCCAGAGCATCAGAAGGGATATGGCAACGCACAGGCACGTCGTCTTATAACTGCCACGATGCGCTTGCAACGTCATGTCGTCCGTGCGCGTTACCATGCTGCGAATCCACGCGCCGTGAAGATCGTCGCGGAAGTCCTTATAGCCCAGCGCACGTCCAAGCGCGGCAGGGTTGGTGATGAACCAACGCGCCTTTTCCTGTGCCGTCATTGCGCTTCACCCTTTAGTGCTTCAAACGCTTCATCCAGCGCGGCGTGGTTGGCGGTGACGATGTTCACATCGTTTTCGTGACGGTCACGCCATAGATCGGGGCGGCGGTTTTTCAGCCAGAAAATTTGCGCCGTGGTGTCTGGCACAATCATCTTCTTTGTTTTCTTGATATGCTTGCGCTGTCTGTATATCAAGTTACCCTTTTCGTCGAGTTTCCCCGTCGGAATATCCTCTATCTCAGTGGTTACTTCTTCATACTCAAAACCCATAGCACGTTTGAGTAGCATGTTTTCCACTTCAATGTCAACAGGGGCTTTGCCTTGCTTTAAGGCGTCGGAAATGCCGGAAAATCGCTTGCACCACTCATTGAGTGTATCTCGATGTATTCCCATTTTACCGGCTATCTGCTCATTGGTCATACCTTCCCGCGCCCAGCCCTCTAAACGGGTCAGTCCGTCAGGCTCTAACCACTGTTCGTATTTACCTGGCCTTGCAATCGTGAATCACTCCTTCGGTTTGTTGTTTATCAGTTTATATGTGTGAACAGCAATGAGAATGCTATTAAGGAGAATGTTACTGTACGAATGAATGATGATGCCGTACACTATGTACAACGCAGCACCTACGGCATTCATTATTCTGATCTTTTGTTCGTTACTGAACATGAAACCGATAACAATAAACGCAGTGGCGATTATTCCGATAGTTTCATTGCTCATTGTCTTTATTCTTTAGCCACTCAATAATTGATTTCGTCACAGGATAGAACACAATTTCGTACAAAGTTTCCCATATCGTTGCACCAACGACCATTGAGACAAGCGCAGGAACAGGCAACACGCCTGCAAAAGCACCAAAGGAAAAGATTGCGTTGTCCAGCAACTGACCCACAATGGTAGATGAAATAGCGCGGAAGAATAGCCCGTGCTTCTCCTTGTTTACGGTCATGATCTTTGCGTTGACAAGGGAGCCGATTGTGTATGCCGCAAATGAAGCAAAGGTAATTCTCGCTGTCGTGCTGAATATTGTTGAAAAAGCCTGCTGGTTAGCGTATACAGCAGAAGCGGGGATAAGAATAGCCACATAAGCAAGCACAGTGAACACGAAGTTCATCACATACGCAAGAAGTATCATTGTTCTCGCGCGTTTGAACCCGTATATCTCGCTTTCTACGTCCTGTGCCATAAATACTATGGGCGACACCAGAACGCCGGTTGTCAGCGTAAATCTCCACACGTCAATGCTTTTCAGAGCAAGGATATTCTGAATAAGCAACGCCGCGGTGTATACACCAAAGATAATTGCCTCTCTGTTCTTCTTGGATTCCAACTAAACCGTCCTCCTTAGGTCCATGTATCGTTGATATTTGCACCATTCAATTCCGTTGTATGCTGCGAGCAATCGCTGGTCTGTTTTGTAGCCGTCTTTCTTGACGTTGCGTGTTTCGATATACCGTCCATTGAAAATATGGCGGTTACTGCCACGAATTGCCGCTGTTTTCCAACTGCTGCTGTCTACGCTGTAAAAACGCCATTTTTCAAGCTCTCTTGTCTTTGTGAAGCCAAGTCCATGCACCTTTACGCCCTTGTTGGCAGCATAATCAACCATCTTGTGTATCAATGGCCACTCGCTCTGTTTGACATGAAAGACAAGGCCACCGATAGCAATGTAGCGATAATCGGAGCACATCCGCTTGTAATACTCAATGCCCCTGTTTTTATGCCAAACGGGAATACATGGCACGCCAGTTTCGCGCTCCATCTTGCTGCGCATTTTTTCAACAAACGGAAGACTTAATACTGTCTCTACGTCCATTTCAAAATACAGCTTCACATGGTTTCGCTTTATGAAATCTATGTACCGTTCGGCGTATTCCTCTACGATTTTTTCAGAGCATTGAGCGCCTGACATAAAACTGAACGCTCCGCTGTCTAACAGAAAGTTATCTGCGCCAACAATGCTTAATGCTCTTTTGCATGGATTCTCGCCCTCAAAAAAAGTATTGAGAAGATAAAGCGGCTTGCCGACACGCATCATCATCTCAACGTCATTATCACGCATTCCTGCAAATGGAGTGGCGAGGTAAACTCTCATACCTCAATTTCCTCTCCACAGTTCGGGCACGTTATCGTCTTTTTCTTGTCTTTCGTCACTTCTGTTCCAGCGACAAAATCATCGTCCGATACGTCTAGCGTATTTGAAACATCATTGAAGCCGAACTCCGACATATCGAAGTCCATCTCCAGCTCCGATAGCTCAGCTTCTAACTCCGTGAAGTCCCAGCCGGACAGCTCCGCGCTCTTGTTATGCACCAGCGCGTATTCCCGCCGCTGCGCCTCTGTCAGATGGTCAAGCCGGATGCAGGGTACACTTTCCAGCCCCATTTCCAGCGCCGCCATTTGCCGCCCGTGACCTTCAACGATCAGGTTGTTGTCGCCCCAAATGCCTATGGGGTCGAGGAAGCCGTTCTCGCGGATACTGGCCTTGATGACGTTCAGGTCTTCCTCTGCATGTTTGCGGGCGTTGTGCTCGTAGGGCGTCAAGTCCCCCGGTGGCAGGTATACGATCTTCAATTTCTCCATGTTGTAGCCTCCTATAGCTAAAACCGCCGTAAAGCGGCATTATAGCGTGTATCGCTTCACGCTTATAAGTTATCGCGCAAACAAACAAAACGGCTCTACGGGCCGTTTCTGCGCGTCTGACAACGAAAAAGGCGGTTGGCGCATCTCTGTACGCCATTAACCGCCTGAAACGTCCAGCCGTGGTTCGCCGCCTGTGGCACCTACATCAATACGCCGCGTAGGAACGTGGCCCTTCGATGCGCACGGGCAAGCGTGGCTGGCTCTTACTGGTGAACGCTGATGCGCTCAACGCCCGAAGCGACGCCCGCCTTTAATCGCCCCGGCAAACCACACGGTGACGACAGGCGGGCTCCCATGTCCAGTCCCGGTGTGAGTATGAAAGCACCGGGAGGGCCATGCGGACGGGCTGGTCAGGCGCTGATGTACGGACGCCCCGCCCCATTTGAAAGGAGAGGTCAGATGGCTGTCAACCCATCGTAAACCCTGGCGGTGAGTGCAAGATTCGAACTTGCGGTGCTGCAGCACGTCTGATTAGCAATCAGGTGGTTTAATCCTCTCACCCAACTCACCATCAATCCGGGGATTACGCGCCCCGGCTCCGCGTGGTTTTCCATTGCCAGTTCCGTCCCCACCAACGCGAAAGGAGGCGGCGCGGGTGAAAGCTCAAAGCCCCGCGCTCTTTATTTATCCCGCTCCCGATCACTCGCGGCAGTGACCGGGTAGCACAACCTGTGGACGGGACTATTCATCTACCGTCCGCATAATGCGTTGGAAATCTGTGCTTTGCGCTTCATCCCAACTGTGCACGATAGAATTATAACAGATTTTTTGTACCTTTGCGTTCCCAAATCACGATATCGGCTCAATAAACCCATCTTTCATTTCCGACAAAATCCAGAAGAACTTCCTGCGCAGCTTCTTGAATTGACGCTCGCCTTTGGGGGGCTTTTTTTCCGGGTCAGCATATAAACCCTGTACCCCTGCCCGGGTAATTACCGCTTTCAACAGATAGGGATAGAGTACGCGCTCCCCTTCATCCTCTACCGCTGCCATTGCTGCTTGCTCAATCATACGCACATCCCTCAACAGCTTATCACGTTTGGCTGCAGTAATTGCAACCGGGTCACTCACGCCGCCATATCCATGTGGCAGGAATGTACCGTACTCCCTACCGTTCCTGTGATAGATTGCGGGGGGCGGCGTGGATAATTTCAACGTCAACAGAGCCGCCGCGTCACGCTTTTTCTGATCGTACTGCAAGCAGAACATGACCAGCTCCCGGTATCGTTCCCAGCTTATGCCCCATTCATCCAGATTCTCTCGTCTCGGCATTGTTTACTCCTTCCGTTCCAGTATGCGTTCCAGTCCTTTGATTGCCCCGTCAATGTCCCCCGTCAATGCTTGACCCCGCAGAGTTTTAATCTGCTGGCGGGTCAGGCTCCCAGCGTTGGCCTTGATCGCTCGGAGGGTTTCGTTCAGCCTATTCATCCCGGCTGGCGATGTCGAAAGCATCACCGATGGCGTGGAGCGAATTCGCCAGATGGTTGCACATGCTGATGAACCACGGCACGGCCTTGTCTGCCATCACTTTCCCGCGCTCGGTTTCCGTCATATCAGAGAAGCAGAGGTTCAGCCACTTGCCATCGCGCTCCACCCGGAAATACGCGCCGTCCAGGTCACGCTTTGTGGGGTAGGTTTCCTGATTGGTGTCCTTGCGTTCGATCTCACAATATCCGTCATTACAGCTCATCGTCTTTCCTCCGCTTCTTCATCAGTCGCGCCACCTGTTTCGCGTGGGCGGTGGGTACGGTCAGCACCGTTATCAGCGTATCGCCGCCGAACAAGTA